CTACCTATACAACTGAAATCCCAAAATCAACAATGAACTTAGTAAAAAACGAGGACAACCCCCCCCCAGGATGCTACCTTAGTACCAAGGCCTTAGCCCATATCTTCAGCCTTTGCTACTGCCTTCTTGGCAACACAGAACGCAATTATGGTTGGCATATTTCTGGATAACGTGGATATTATTACACAAACCACGGAGAGTGTTAGCCAGGAATATGCTGCTGCTATCCACATGCTTGGGTTTTGTGCCAATGATATATAATCGTCTATGTCAGTTCCTGACGAGTACAATGGAGACGACGGATCTAACTTGCCAAGAAATTTGAAGTCCAATGATATATCCAAAGTCTGGTTCAGAACAGGAAGGAAGATCCTGCATCTGTCATCTTGAGACACAACCTCTAGTTTGTACGGTTCTTGGTTGCAGGATATAGTGTCAGTCTCAAATGTGCAGTTGGAAGTGAACTTAATGAGGCCCGGTTCTTTAATCTCTGAAGCTTGAAGAACTACGTAGGATCTAATTGCGCAGCCAGTGCATGCTAGTGACCCTATGACGTTTATACGGCATTTGGGCTTGGCAACTCGTAGAGATTCTAAGTTCACATCTCCGATCATTATTCTAGCCATGCCCATCACCTCCACCTCTGTTCTCAAGGTATTCCCATTATTGATGAAAGTGCCTTGATGCTTCGGATACCTCTCTAGATTGGACATCACTCTATCGATCCTAGGCTCATGAACACTGCAAATTGTTGTGCATGACTCAGCTGAGCACCTGATGTCATCAGTGTTGAAAGAGATAGTCCCGTTCATTATGTCTATTTGCAGGTCACCTACTCTATCTCTTGATGGCATATTTATGGCAGCTGCATCTATGTTGTAATTCTCACCATTCACATGTAAATAGTTTGATTCCAAAAAGATTGTCTGATCACTAAACCCTGTAAGGAGTAGTGGCATTTGACCATCAACTATACCATCAAGATTCAACCGTGGATTGTTTACATTCAGGACACTCTTCTTGGTCTTATTTTGGTAGGTTACAGACACTTCAACCTCCAACATCTTAGACATGATCTTATAGACAGGATATAGTTGTCCCTTGGGTATAACCTCCCACCTGTAATATGTACAAGATGTCTTGTACCAGCACATAGTGTCACAGCCCAGGGTGCCAGTTGAACAACCATATCCAACCAACTCGTTCGGCTTTGACTCTCTGGCAACCGATTGGTGCTTGGTACCTTGGTTGCAACCACCATTCCAGCATGTACCCACGCCTTTACATTCCCAGTATTGATCGACTTTCACATTATAAGACGATGTGTAATAGACCTTCGAGCTCCTATAGACATATGAGGACTTTGACATCTTGATAGACATCATGTCACCAACCTTGTCACGGAAACAAAGGGTCGACCCTGTCAGTAAGGTCAAGTCATACATGCTAGTTGATTTGCATCCATAATTGTCGCATATAGACCCAGATGAAGCCATGTACAATGTGTTGTCGCATGCACTTACAACATTCAGGCAAACGTACAGAACAGCAATAGAAATTATCTGTGCATTTAGTCTATCAGTAGCTTCCAGCTCTATGATCTTGGACCTGATCTTCCTCACCTTCTCTTCCTTGTTGGACCTTCTTTTTGCCTTAAGGCGGTGGATATTATCAGAAACAGATGTTGCCAAAGGTCCTGCAATCCATTTAGTCCAGATGGCCACGATGGCCAATGTCATGAGGAATCCTAAGAACATCCCAAGTGCAATAGGTACACCAACTGCTTGGCAACCTTCTACCATCTCATTCCTAGCACAGTATACACCACACGACTCACATGATAGCTTGCTAAATATAGCACCATACACATTGTCACACTTGTAGTGGATTAGCCCATAATGCTTCCCGGGGAAATCGGATCCAGTGCCATTCCACTCACCTCCATCATGCCATATCTTGCATGATTCATACCCATTATACATGATCCTTCCTCCGCTTGCTGTTATGTACCCCATTTCAAAACTCATTGTTGGTTGGTTTTTCGACGGTATTCGTATGTCCTCTGCTTGCTGC